AAGGTGACACCACCTGAAGCCAAGCCTGAACCGCAGAGCCCGACCACGAAACTCCTGCAACAAATCCTTGATGTTTCCCAGGCCAACCTGGTCGTGAGCAAACAGCTCCTAGAATCCGCGCAGAGCTCCAACGAATACTTGAAGCAGATCGCGGAACAGCTTACTAATTTCATCCACAATTACACCGTCACGGTTGAGCAAATCGTTTTGACCAAACCGATGAAGGCGAGATAAGCGCAAGGCGAAAACCACCAGTGAAATCGAGAGGTTTACCACCATGGCCGTTACTCCAGGCGTAGCCAGCGCATTCGGCGCCACTCTTCAGGACAATGGCAACCCCATTGACTTGCCGCCTAACTCTCAATGGAAATTTTCGACCGATGATCCTACCGATGTAATCCAAAACCAATCCCAAGACGGCAGCGTGATCCTCGTCACCGTCAATCCTCCGGCCGGATCCACCCGCAACACCCTGACCGTCACCGCCGACACCACCGACCCTAATGGTGACGATGTGAGCGGAAGCGTGACCACGGACATTACTCCAGGCGTCACCCACACCTATAGCGTCAACGTTTCCCAAGTATTCGCACAGCAGCTACAACGCCGGCGTTAACCCCTCGAGCGGAGGGTTTCAATTAGGCTTGGAATCCTCCGCCGCATTCGCCGCGGCCGGCATCAGCTCGGGCGGAGCCGGATCCAGGAGGCAGAGAATCGAACCGATGGGCGCGCCGGCTTCGCGCGGATCTATCGCAATGGGGTGATTCGAAGTAACCACCACCACCGAGGGGCGCATCTCTGCTTGCCCATGCTTGAGCCCGGTAATCATCCCACCCTCTTTAAGCTCCGTCACGCGCCCAAAGATGAGCGGCCGCTCGAGCGAGAGCGCCACCAGGGCGCCCACCTTTAAATCGTTGCCCATTGCATCCTTCATTTCGACCCTCCATGCTCGGGGCATCCTATATATGGAGGCCTCCGCCCAATGCTCACCCTAATTTTGCTTGTGTTCTCGTTCGTGTGCTTCGTGCTGGCCATCTTCTGGCCCAATCCTCCGCGCGTCAACCTGATCGCTGCAGGACTCGCCTTTTACGTTCTTTCGGTACTGCTTGGCGCCGCCCACTTCGGCCATTAACGGCGGGTGACGCTTGCCGATTCGAAGCTGGCGTAGGAACTCCCGTTCTTGCGCCTCATTGCGCTGGCCGGCTTTCACGATGCGCAAGGCGATGCTCAGAGCAACGAGCATGAGCCCCAGGACGAGGAAGCCGATCTCGATCCAATGCAAGGCGCTCAAATTGACCTCCGCGGCCGCAATTGCTTCTTGTAGCGATCGAGCGGACCGGCCGAATACTCCATTAAATCCCGTAACCATGCTCGAGGCGGCGCCGCGGGGTTAATTTCTGAATCCGCCCTGGTGCGGAGCAGCGCTTTGAACTGTGCCAGCTTCATGCTTGGAGCACCATCCAGGAAATCGGCCAGGGCGCGCCGATCCGGCATGATCCAAGGGCAACTTTCGCCGGCCGGATTCTGCCCCCGCCAGAAGGCGAAAATTTCGCTCCTGTAGGTCTCAAAACGAGGATCTTTTGCCGGAGTGTGTTTTGGGGGTCTGACCCCATTTGTTGCTCCCGGTGCAATAATTTTTGAAGGCACCGCCACGCCGTTTGTGGCACCCTCCCTGCCCGTTTCATCGTCCCGACCCTCACGAGCCCCGCCACGAGCCTTTAACGGCGTTTTCGCCTTATTTTCGCTTTGTTTACGGCCAGGGTCCGATGCTCGGAGCTCGGGCGCCGCCATTGCTTGGCCGGCCGCGATGCTCGGAGCACCACGAGCACCGGCCATGCTCGGAGCTCGGGAAGCATCCGCGATGCTCGGAGCAACCGGAGCAACCGGGATGCTTGGAGCATCGGCGGGAGAAATCCCCCAGGGGGCCAAGGGGGACGACCGAAGGGAGTCACCCTGAAGGGGGTTAGTAAGTACTTCTAACGGTATAGGGCATTGCTCGAGCATTTCTTGTGCAATGCTTGGAGCATCCACTTTTCCACCGTCTTTCGCCGTTTGTTTGCCTCGTTTACCCCAACGCGCATTCGCCGCTTTTACGGCTTTGTCGTGTGCTTTCCGTCGTTTAAGCATCCAGAACTCTCTTCTGCGGTCGGCGCCATGCTGATGCAAGAGCCCATCTGAGCCCGTTTCAAAGAACATGCTTAGCGATGCTTCTGCAATGCTCCAAGCATCGGGGGCTAAACGCGCGATCGAGCGCAATTGTTTGGGGTCGTTGGGTAGGGGTCCGTGCGTCCAATAGTGCATAAGCAGGTGTAGATAGGCGCCGGATTCTTCGGTTGTAAGGTGTGCGGTATCTTGCAAATACCTCCCTATCTCTAAGGGCATCCAGGTATCAGCTTTGAACGGAGAACGGGTAACAGGTGTACTCATGGCGGCAAACCTGAGTCCCCTACACGGTTGGTTCTACCGGAATGCTTGGAGCATCCAGCAGGAGGAATGCTCGACTGTAGGGGAGGGAGAAGGCCGAGCACACCCCTAAGTCTTTTAAATCATCACGCTGACAGGCTTATTCTCTCGCCGCTGATAAATTCCGCGAGCAGATCGTCTACCGGCGCGCTCATGACACGTTTGGCTGTGCCTGATGCACAAGCAACCACGAAGCGATTGAAGCTCAAACCGCGGCGCGCGGCCGCGGATCTCACGAGCTCCATTTCAGCCTTGTTTGTAAAGCGAATGCGTGTGCTTACAGAAGGATCCTTGCAGGACTTTCGTGCGTTATTCATAGGGGCGAAATCTACGCAAAAAGGTACAATAATGCAACCCTAAATGCCCCGACTCACCCGAGATGCGGAGCGCCAAGCATGGACAAATTTCGTGCTTGGAGCACCATGCACTGAGGAAAAAAATAAGTACGGGAACCGGCGCCAAGGCAAGTACCCCTCGATGCATGAAGCAGAGGTAGCAACCATGCTTGCAGCTCTCCATGCTTCGGGCAAAATTACCGAGCTCAAAGAACAAGTGAAATTTGTGCTTGTGGCAGGACGGGAAGACGTGGCCGGCGTGAGCTACGTTGCGGACTTTACGTACTTGGAGCATGGGCGCCTTCATGTGCTCGATGCAAAGGGCTACAAAAACGCCATCTATCGACTGAAAAAACGCCTCATGTTCCTGATTCATAACATTCGAATCGAGGAGGTTTGACGGTGCAAAATCAGGAACTCAAAGAAGAGATTGCGCTCATAGAGAAATTAGTAAAAGACGCTGAGGCATTCTCGAAAAACAAGAATTTTACCCCGTCGCATCGCAGTGCGTGTGCAGAAGAAGGCAAAGTGTTTAAGCGTGTTTTAGATAAATTGCGCTCCTTCGAGAATCGAGGAGGTTAAACAGTGCAACATCACTTTCCGAAATCGACCGTGGAAGCCTCGATGTGGTGCCAGAAATGCCACCGCGATACTGTTTGGACAATCGCCGGAGGCCGGCCGATGCACTGCACCGTTTGTCAGGCCAAACCCCCCGACCCGCCGCCGCCGCGGCGCCGCAAGAAGGCGGAGCCCGAGCCCATGTTTGATTTCACGGAGGATCCTAAAAATGGCTGAGTTTTGGGTAAACGGAATTGTCGCGCGCAGGGACCATCAGCCCTACATCCAGCTCTCCAATGAGAAGGGGATGATTGCGCAAATGAGCATGGCCCAGGCGCACAAGGTTGCGATGGATATTTTGACGATGGCGGCGCGCACCGAAATGGACGCCATGCTTTTGCGCTTTTGCTCGGAGAAGCTAGAAAACGAAAACGCCGGCCAGGGCATGATGGTTCTTTTCCGCGATTACCGGATGGAACTCGACCAGGAAAAAGTTGAAGGCATGATGCAGGATCCCGACAGCGGAGAAATCAAATGAAAGAGCAAGTCTTCTATTGCGTCATCTGCAAGAAGCAAATTGACGACGAGCGCGTAATTCGCAAATCGGTTACATGCTCGGACGAACACGCGAAGGAGCTCAAGAATCGGCGCCGGCGTGTGCGCGATCTTACCCGTTGCCGCAACTGTAACCGGCCCTCAACTCCCGAGGAGCGGAAAAGCTATTCCGCATGGCGCCGCACTCTGCCGGAGTCGAAACGCGGCCGCAAGAAAGGCCAAAAAAACAAACCCAAACCGCCCAAGCCTGAGCAATTGACTTTGGCCAACGAAATCACGATTAACTAAATTCGCTTGCACAATCCGAGCGATCGCGTAAAAGTTTGAAGTCAGGTCGCCCCGCATCCTTCCGAGAGGGGTACTTCGACAATGAGCAGTGCAGCCATCAGACGCGCGGCGCCGGCTAACCCGGTGACTGCCAGTGTAGCCACCGCACAAATGTTCACCCTAGCTTCTAATCCGCTGCTTGCGGTATCGCTAGGGGTTCCCGGCAAATTGGCACTCGAGGGCAAACAATTCCGAGTGCGCGCGGAAGGCAACATGCAAACCGCGGGAGCCTTCACCGCCAAAGCCTCACTCGTGGCCGCCCTGGCGCTACCCGCAACCCCGCTCACGATTGGCAACTGGACGTTGTTCGGAGCAGGTACCGCGCGCACCGTTTCCACGGCATGGTCCCCCTGGTGGATTCAAGCGGATCTCATTTTTGACTCGAGCAGCGGCGCCGTTCAAGGTGTATTCAGCCAGATGGTGAATAATCTCTTCGACGCGCCGGCCGCACTCTCTAACCAGCTAACCGGAGTCAACGGCACCAACGTGATTGTTACCCAGGCCTCGACGCCGGTAGCGCCCACGGATCCGGTGTTTTTCCTGGGCGTAGCTCTCACCTTTGGAACGGCCGGCGCCAATGTCGGCAATCTCATGAACTTCGAAATCGGATTTTAGGCCGCGGAGGGGAGAACCGCAGCTCCGGCCGCGCGGGGCAACAACGCGCGGCCGTTTTCCTATTCCCAAAGCGAGGGAGAAATATGGCTGACGAAGTACGTCACGCACTCGGCGGAGGCAAGAAATCCGGCAAGACCCACACTCACGGCGTCCACTACGAGCGCGCCGGCAATGGCGGATTCATCGCGCACGTTCACAAGCATCACGGCAAGGGGCCACATTCAGAAGGCCACAGCCACACCGAAGAACATGCACTCCCCGATCAGGAAGCCGCGGGAGAGCATTTCGATGAGCACATGGGTGATCAGCCGGCAGTAGGCGCGATGCCGCCCCAGGGAGCTCCCGACCAGGGCGAACCGCAAGAGGCGGCCGCGGGAGCAGGAGCAGGGCCAGGCGCCGGCGCCGGTATGCCAGGGATGTAGGCCCATGGAAATCGACGTTGCGCGGCTCGAGGATGACTCCGCCTATCGGGAAACGATCCGATGGCGAATGCAGACGGATCTTTTTTGGCTGGCAAAATACGCGCTCGGCTATGACAAACTCACCACGGAATGGCATCAGCCCGTTGCCGATGTATTTGTCAAAAAGGATCCGCGCAAGCCATTCGAGCAGCAGACGCGACAACGCCGGCGCATTCTCCTACTTCCCCGCAAGACCTACAAAACCACGTTCAATATCTGCGATGGCGTGCAGTGGATTCTTTGCTTTCCTGAAATTGCCATCATGGCAATGTGTGCCTCTAATTCCTCCGATGCGCCACTCGCTGACGCTTTTGTCGCAGAGATGGCGAGTCACTTCTACTGCCCTCCAGGAGCTCCGCGCAAGCCGCTCCACATCTGTTTCCCCGAGCATGTTTTAACGAAGTTCCCCAAGGCCGGCGAATTTATCACGCCGGCGAGACAGAAATTTCGCCGCGACCCGACCATGAAAGGTGTGTCAATCGAGCAATCGTTATCGGGTTTCCACCCCGACATTATTAAGTCCGAGGACGTTCAGGATAATAGGAATAGCCAAACTCCCTTTGGTTTGCGCAAGGTGCGGCAAAATTTTTATATCAATCTCAAGATGCTCGGAGAAAGTGGGCTCCTCGATGTTACAGGTACGCGCTATGGCCCGATGGATCTCTATGGAGACATGCTACAGAAGGCCGGCGAGGAAACCATTGTGCTCTGGCGGCCGGCCTACATTCGCAAGCCGCACGCACTCAAACTCGAGGACGACGAGCTCCTAGAACAAGACGTGATTTTGCAATTCCCCGAACAACTATCCTGGGAGTTTTTGAGAAGTGAAAAAGGCCTCGACGAATCCAGTTGGTGGACGCAGTACATGAACGTGGCGGAGGGGAATTTTCACCCCACCTTCCCGCTCGAGCGCTTGAACGCAGCCAAGACCGAAGAAGAAGAGACGCGCGACCACGGCGGAACTATCCATATCAGTTGGCGCCTCGAGTACGCAGAATGCAGGTATGCGGCCGGTTGCGTGGGCGTCGAACGCGACGGAAGAATGACCATTTTAGAAGTGATCCGCGGCCAATTCGCGCCCACCGCATTGTCACGGCGCATTGTGGCCACCGCGAAGGCCTGGGAGGCGCACCGCATCGAGATCGAAGACACTCCTGGCGCCCGTTCGATGCTCCAGCATATTCGCAATGAAGCCCTCGAGGCCGATTGGCGCATAGAGATCAGTTGGGCGGAATTTCTGCAAGATGAGACGGCGCGCGCCCTGGCCATCAAAAGCGCGGAGCCCCATTTGCTTGCCGGCCGGCTTTTGTTTGCCGATGGCATCGCGAACATGCAGGAGATTTTCCGCCAGCTCTATCACTTCGGCATGATTGATGATTTTGAAGTGGCCAGCGTAGTCGCGCGCGTGGCCATGCACTTGCCTCCGTCGATCGCCGCGGAAGGATTTGAGGTACAAGACGAGGAAGCGTTTCAGAGCTACATTGAGCAAGACGCATACAACCGGGTTTTCGGCAAAGGCGAAATCAAGGAAGAGATTTTTGAGGAGCCAGAGCAGGAATGGGAACCGGCCGGCAATACCCAAGGCCTCAGCGGCGATTTCATGCCAGGATTATCAGGATGACTCTAACCACCACATTGCGGGTTGAACTTCTCAACGTGCGCAGCCAGATCGAGCACAAGATGGAAGAGTCGAGGCATATAGCCGCGGAGGTTGTGGAACTGACGAAGCGCAGGGATGAACTGTTACGGCAAATTTCATTTAGAGAACTTGAGGAGAACGATGAAAATCACGATTGAAAGCACTGACCGACTTGTAACCATCAGCGACGGCGCGAACCGTTGCGAGATCCCCGCGCGCGTGTGGGAAGGCACCACGGAAAGCGGCATTCCGGTTAGTGTCCTGGTTACGCGCATTGCGGCTTCGATCGCGCACAACCAAGCAGAGTTTGAAAAGCAGCTTCAAGAATGCCGGCCACCGACGATGCACGAGGTTTACCCACTGAGGATGATTCTCTAAGGACGGTAGCGCATGAGCACATTAGCCGGAATGGTTGGCGGATCGGCGCCGATCGAACAAGGCGACGTTCAGGTAATGGGTCCGCTACTCGACCCGAAATATACCGATGACGGAGCGGTACAGCTTGTCATCCAGGATGCCCAACGCGCGCGCGTCTACCTCGATCAGAAGCAATGGAATTTGAACTGGCGAGAAAGCGACGTTTTATTTCAGAGCCCACGCACCAACCAGGCTTTTGAAGGCTCCACAGTTTCACGCGCCAACATCTCGAGATTTACGGTTGCAAAGCATGTCAATAGCCTTGTGCCGTCGATGAAAAGCGGAATCTTTTACGAGATGCCGCCCTTCCTAATTCGCCCCAGGCCTTCGACCAACCAGGCCACCGCGCGCGCAAAAACCGCGCTCTATGGCGCGCTCTTCGACAAATGCCAATTTGAGGATGTGAGTGAGCGCGCGCTCGAGTCGATGACCACGTTCGGCACTGTGATTGTGAAAGCGGGATGGGAAAAAACCACCCGCATTCGAAAACTGCGCGCGCCCAAAGCCGCGCCCATCACGATTAAAGTACCCTTCCGCGGCGAAATCACCATCCACACCGAAGAGAGCGATGCGCTCATCGTCAGGGACCAGGAGGAGACTACCCAGGGGCTCACCTATGAACTCTGCGAGCTCGGCAGCGTCCTGGTTGATCCGACCTGGAACACTCCGAATGCTCTCCACACCGGCGCCAAATACGTTGTGCACGTCACGTATCCCACCTACAAGGACCTCGACGACCTACGGGAGCAGGTTATCTATGACGAGAAGGGCAAGCGAGTGGGCGGGTACGACATTCCGAGCGAAGACGAATTAAAAGCGTTTTTCTTCGGCCATCAAAACATGAGCGCCGCGGCGCCGAGCCAGGTGCAATTAAATCTAGGCGGCCAAAATTGGTCGATTCACCACGCGCAGAATCCCGAGGAGCCGGCCAGCGCCGATCCGCTCGAGCAGCCCATACAGATGTTTGAGCGTTGGGATAGAAGTTGGGTGTACACGGTACTTTGTCCCGAAGGCGGCGACCAGGGGGTTTTGATTCGCAAGGAAGAACACCCGCTCCCCTTCCTGCCATTCTTCTCCGCCAATTTTTGGAACATACCAAACGCGGGTTATGGACTCGGCGCCGGCCGTCTCGCCGGCTCGGACCAGCGCATTGAAAAAGGTTTGACCGATGCGCTACTTGATATTTTGTCGTTCGCCATCAATCAAACCTATTTGCGCGATCGCGGCGCCAACGTTCCCACCGGGCAGATACGTCAGCGGCTCGGCGCCATCATCGACGTAGACACCAAGGCCGGCCAGAAGGTATCGGATGTTTTTGGCATCGTTGAAACCCCGAAAGTCCCCTCCGAAGTTTTCGCCACCCTGCAAGCCGCAGCGCAAAGCGCGCAATCAACTACCGGCGCAGACGAAGCGTTCACACAAGGAAACCTCCCCGGCCGCGGCGGCAGCTCGGCGGCGCGCACGGCCACAGGCGCCGGAGGGATCATGTCCGCGAACGCGGGAAAGATCCAAGGCCCGGTCGGCCATTTTGTAAAGGGCATTCTTTTGCCCATGGTGGAGCTGACAGACTTCTTTGTTAAAGAGCGCATGAACCCGAGCGAGATCCGTAAGATTATCGGCCGCGAATTAGGCGATGCGTTCCAGCTCGACACTCAGAATTTTTACGAGTCAGACGATACTTTTGAATGCTTAGCCGGCGCCCATTTGGCCGCCAAAAAGGCCATGGCGCAAGCGCTTCCCTTGATGATTCAGATTTTTGAAAATGCGCCCCTGGTGCAACAGCTCAACGCGATCGGCTGGATTGTCGATGTGAAACAACTCCTCGATATGTTTATGGAAGTCTCGGAATGGAAGAACATGAGAGAGCTCATTCGGCCGATGACGCAAAAGGAAATGATGATGCACCAGCAGAGCAACCCAGGGATGCAAAAGACGCAAGCGCAAATTGCTACGATCGGCGCGCGCCACCAGGCCAAGACCGCGGAGATCGACCAGACCAACGAGGCCAAACTCGCGCAAGACCTGTTAGGCAAGGCCAGCGACGAAGCCGCGTTATGGGACGAAAGAAAATGGATGCGGAGCTCCATCGAGCAAAGCGAATTTTCACCGGAGGGCGCGAATGTAGGTTGAGGAGGCCAGGGCCATGGTGTGGATTGTCATTGGATGCGCAACGGTCGGTTTCATTCTCATCTCTGTAGCCATCAGCCGGCGCCGAGCGCGGCGCCTCGATAGCAAACGCGCCTGGGATGAGCTCACCGCGGACGAGCAACAGTTTGTACTCTCATGCCGGCGAGTCGAGCGCGGGGGTATCGAATGAAATGGGCCACCGCGCTTTTGTTTTTTGCAATCGGGTGCAATCTGAAAATCGAACACAAGGGCATGGAGTGTCATTGCATGGCGCCGATAATCCTCAACCCCCAAGAGGAGCCCGAGAAACACAAAAGAGTGAGAAGCGATGGAATTGAAATTGCGAACCACGCGGACCCTGAAGATTACCGAGCTCCAGGTGTCGCCCGAGGAAAAAGAACTCCTTGCGCAACTCTCCCAAGACCCGCGCTATGAGGCATTGTTAAATGTGATGGAGCGCGCTTGCATTGAAATTGACGCCGGCATGGTAAATGCTCCGGTTAACGATCCCGAGGGAGTACTCGGAGCTCATTGCGTGGCGAAAGCCGCATGGAAGATGTTTACTTACATTCAGCGACAGGTGTTAAATGCCTACCATACGCGCGAAACTGGAGAGCTCGAGCAATCGGCGCCGACTCTCGAGGAAACCTTGCAAAGCATCATGTAACGGAGCTGAAGCGTGAAGAACTGGCAGGAGTTAGGAAACGGCCGCTGGAAATTGACCATCACCCCGGATGAGCCAGGGGACCCTTCGCCCATCTCCGTTTACCGCGGGACGAAAGAAGAAATCGCGGACCAACTTGCGGAGAGCCAGGAAAATTCAAACCGCAGATTTGCCGAGATCCGCCGCAATGGCCAGAACGGCGCCCACCCCACCCCATCCCCCAACCAGAGCCCGAAGCCTCTCACCGCAACCGAGCGTTTACAGACAGTAGCGGAATTGCAGAATCCCGCGACCGTCGATAAAGGCGTTACCCGAGTCCTGGAATCTGTAATGGGTCCCATGGAGGAGGAGCGGCAACGCCGGCAGCGTGAGACGGCCAGGGCGATGACGGAAAGCGCAGTACAAGCGGCCTCAGCTTTTTATGAGCGGACACCGGAATGGTATCCGAGTGAGCACAACAAAACCACGCTCACCGAGTACATGAAGAGAATGAGGCTCGAGCCCACACTTGAAAATTTCACCCGCTCTTTCGAGGAATTGAGTGCAGCCAAATTACTGCAACCCATCCCCGCGGAAGGTTCACCCGAAGAAGTTGAGTCAGAGGAAGACGACACCGAGCGTAATGCTCACGGACAGCGCAATGCTCCCGCCGCGACTCCGAAGCCAAAGACTCCTAGCCGAGTCTCGACGGGCATAACTCAGAGAGACATCTCTGGTTCGCCCCCGAGGCCCACAACGCGCCTCAAGTATTCGCGGGAGCAGCTAGCCAACATGAGCAAAGAGGATTACAAGCAAATCATGCTGACAGACAGACTCGAGCTCGAGCGCTGCGAAAATTTCTATGCACGTCAAGACGCAGAGAAGCAGCGGCGCAAGGTAGGATAGGCCGGCACCCGCGCTACCCGGAGGCAACACGGGAGCGCTGCGATGCGGATAACGGTACCGAAAGATCACAAGTTTCAGGAGCGGAGCAATTGGATAGTCACCAAGGTTGTCTATCCGATTCTCTACGTGCTGGCCCTGTGGGGCTCAGCGATCGCCTTCGCCATTCGGCAAGAAGGCAGTTACTTTGCTCATGCGGCGAGGCTCGGCGCAGGGTACTCCCCCGCGTCGAACATGACGAGCAACCTCACGCAGACGCAGGTGAATTATTACGATAAAAATTTTGTCGACAACTTGAAGGCGGAAACACCGCAGTATAGGTGCGTCGAACGGCGGCCGTTACCCGAAAACTCCGGTAACACGTTGAACCTTTTCGAATATGTCACTTTCGGCCCGGATCTTTCCCAGGCCCCGGAAGGCACCGTTCAGAGCGGCGAAACGATTAACATATTGACCGATAAAATCGTTATCGGCAACTACGCGGATTACCTGAATTACAGCCGATTTTCGATGCAATTGGCGATCGACCCCGCTTTGGAAAATGGCGGCAAGGAGCTGGCTTACCAGGCCGCTTTGACCGTCGCTTATTTGATCAAAAACACCACCGACGTTTTGAACACCATCGACGCCAGCGTTTTGATACAGAATGCGGCCACCGTTCCTTTCAACAAGAACAACATTACGAGCGCGGTTGCTTCGCTCCGCGGCCGCAACGTGAAGCCGATGGAGGCCGGCGAGTTTTGCGGAATTATTCCGCCCTTCGCCTGGGGCGATGCGCTCAACGATCCGGCAAACAACAGCTTCACGGACGTGTTGAAGCGCACCCAGGAAGGAACCGACGCTTTGAAGGAATTGCCTTCAGGAGACGGCGGACGAGTGCAAGTGATGCATTGGGCCGGCGTGGCGTTTTACGAATCCACGATTGTGCTCCAAACCTTGAACTACAAGGGCAACACCGGCGTCACGGCGTATCGAACCTACATTTACGGAAAAGACGGCATTATTGCCATCAGCATGGGCGCGAAGGAAAATACTGCGCTCGGGGATGGCGATTGGCGCAATTTGAAAGTCATCACCAAGCGCTACGACGATGCCTCTGTGAGCGATCCGGCCATGATGATTGGCGGGAGCTGCGCGTACAACTTCAATTTTGCCGTGGGAGTCGTGCCGGATACAACCGGACGTGTGCGCGTGATTGATGCGCCCACGCAGATCAGCTAAGCGTAACACGGTCGCGGCGCCTGAACGGCCTCACCAGCCCTGTAGGGCGCACCGATGCGGCGGCGGGAGCCTGGGGCGACCACTCGGCTCCTTCCCCGCTTGAATGAGGTAATTATGCCGACTAAAAAATTCACTCAGGCCGAGGCGGACGATATAGAGCTCCGGTACAAACAACTCCTCATCGAGGAAATGATGGAGAAGTCGCAAGCGCGCGCCGATCGCAAGGAGCAGCTTGCAGCAGATCGCGCCCAGCAGATTGCCGATTTTCTCAAGAACGAAAAAGAGCGCTTGCGCCGGCAGCTCGTTTGCAAGCACCGCAAGGGCGGCAAAGATAACAAATTTGCCAACGGCAATTCGCAGAATTTCTCCGTGATTATGAACACCTATCCCACCGGCGACCAGTGCGTGATGTGTACCAGGTGCGGGAAAGAAGTTTGGAAACCCAAGCGGAGTTTGCGCAAGGAAAACCCCGAGCTCTACCAGGAGCAATGGAGGCTATGGGTCGAGTGGCGCGACTTCCCTACCGACAACAGCCCGAGCGGCGGCCAGATTTTTGATATTCAATCGAGCGCAGCATGACCAAACCCAAGAAACACGCACCCCGCAAGGCTGAAAAGACTCAGCCAAGGAGACCCGTACTCATGACCAACCGACGCAGCCAACACGACGAAGACGAGCTCGAGGAACAGACCACCGTAGCCGAAGACACGGAAAAGGATCCCCTGGATACCGATGCCGGCAATGAAGAAATTGACGAGCGCAAGCTCGATGAGCAAGGCAACGAGATCCCGGAATTTATCCAGCAGTTGAGTCCGACCGACGCCGCGGAATTTGCCAAGCTCTCGCCCAACTCCAAAGTGAAGCGCGCGCGCGGCTTCTAAGCCGAGGAGGAAGGCCATGGGCTCGAGCACTACGACGCTGCAAAGCGTTGTCGATTCCGTTTGTTCAACCGGCGAAATGGCGCCGGTTATGCCGGCCGGAGGGTACGCCGTGGCCACCATCTTGACCATGGCCACCGATGTAATGCTCGAGCTCATCAGCCAGCGATTCAATTGGAAGTGGAACCGGATGCGGGTGCCGCCGTTCTATACGATTTCATGGCAACAAGATTATGCCGGCCTAGGTTCTAGCTATCCCGCGCCTATCGGATGGCTGGAAAACGCCTATTGGACGGATATAAATAACGCCGCATTGCCGAAACCGACCTATGCGATGGAACCGGCGCGCGATCTTCCCGTTACCTCGATCAGCGGCAACCCACCAGCCAAAATAGATTGGGAGTTTAACAACCAGCTCATACAAGGCGTGTGGCCAGGAGTCAGCAAGAAGTACACCAATCCGCTCGGAGCTCTGATAGCGCCGACCAATCCAAGCACCAACATTCTGGACGCGGCCGGCAACATCCTGGTGCTCACGACCTACGGGACGACAGGCGCGACAGCCCCCGCGGCGCCGGCGAACTCGGCCGAAGGCACGACCGTGAACGATGGTACTTGCGTTTGGACCGTGGCCGGCCCCAACTCGCAAGGCTTCCGCATCCTTCCCCTTCCCCCGCAGCAAGCCACCGTTTACCAGGTGAACGTAGTAGCGCAGCGACAGGCGCCGGCGCCCTTCACCAACCTGCAAAATTTCATCAATCCGATCCCCGACGATTACGCCAATTGGTTCCGCTCCGGCTTCTTCGCGCAGTGCTACAAATACAGCCCCAACCCGCAAATGCGCGCCATGTTCCCGAAGATGAATGGAGGTTGGATAGACGCCATTGTGGGCGCGCTCAAGCAAGGCGACCGAGAGCAAACCAACTCCGGCTTTATCCCTGACCGCAGCGTGGTAGCGCCACAGGGCGGAATCGACATAGGGCCAGCGAATCCGTACCTTTATAATGTGTGGCCAGGTCGTTGATTTTACTGACTTTGTAGTTGTTTCATCATCGCCGCAACGCGCTCGATCCGGCGAACTCTGGAGGGTGAATTACACCAGTGAATTTCGAAATGACAATTCGCGCAGAGCGTTTCAAGATTCTCGTTCGCGTGATTTTTGTTGTTCTCATCGCGGTGATGAACGGTCAAATGATGCAAATTCTTGTCGCCGCATTTTTCGCAACAGAGCTCGCCCTTTCGTTGAATCGTAACGATGAATCCGCGTATTCGATAATCGCCTTTCCCGGCGAGATATCGACTCAGAGAAGCGCACCGGCGAGAGCAGAAAAATACGTGAGCGGCTTCGATTGTTTTCCCGCATATCTGACATGGAGGCTGTTTAGCACAAGCGCGAGAACAGAAGTTTTGTCTGTTTCGTCTTGTCATCTTCACTGTGAAAATCTTGCCGCAGCGCTTACACGGAATTTCTTGGCCAGGTTCTTGTCTGCGTCGGAAAAAGCGTTCGGGATCTTTCACGCGCGCCTTGACCGAGCAAGCGTAAGAACAAAACCGCGGTGTTCTATAAGCTCTGAATCGCCGCGAGAACGGTTTATTGCAGCCCTCACATTTGTAGGTTTTCTGACGATTTGCCGCACGTTGCGATTCGAAAAAACAATCCTTCGAACAAAATCGCGGTATGGCAGAGTAAGCGGTTCGGTTAAATCTCCGCTTGCAGCGTTCACATTTGAAAGTCATTTTCCTCAAGTGTACAACGTTTGGCCAGGGAGGTAAGGCGATGCCACTCAAGCCAGGAAAGAGCAGAAAAACCATCTCGAGCAATATCCGCGAACTGCACAAGGGCAAAACATTCTCGCGGACGCGCGCGAAATTCGGCGCCAAGCGCGCCAACAAACAAGCGGTTGCGATCGCTTTCAATGAGGCGAGAAAAAAGGCCAACAAGAAAAGAGCGAAGTAAATGGGCAGCTCGATCACCATAGCCAATACGGACAATTGGGCGAAAGCGTTTTTGGAGCAGCAGCCCACCGAAATCAACGGCATGGAACCAGCCGTGAGCTCGGCCAGCCTGGTTGTTCAAACTGTGCTTGGCCCCCCGTTCGCGTGGCCATGGAATCGCAGCGTACTTAACTTCACAACTTCGACCCAGGATTTTCAATTTACCGGGCTCAGCAATTTCGGCTTTCTCGAGGGGGGAAGCATCGCGCCGGCCAGCGGCGGGAAATCCATGGAGCTGCTAGTAAAAAACATTCTCCAGCAGGAAGCGAACCAGGCGCGCGCCATCCACGTCAGTCCCCTGCTTGACGATGGCGCCGGCAATATCACATTCCGGCTTTCGATGACCCCTGATCAAAGCTATGTAGTTTCTCTGATGTTTCAGAACCGCGCGCCGCTCATTCAGAGCATGGGCTCGACCTGGGCGCCGATCCCCGATGACAAAAATTACATCTGCCAGTGGGGCTATCTCGCGCTCATGAGTCTGATAGGCAACGATGCCCGATTCAATGAATACAACAGCAAATTTATAACCAGCGTCCTTGCAGCCCAAGGCGGACTTACCGAGCTCGAGCGGAGTATTTGGCTATCGAACTGGATGCGCGTCATGTCGCAGCTCCAGAGCAACCAGCTTGCCACCGGAGAGCGCTACAAAGCGAGGGAGACATAAATGCCAGTTTCCCCGTTTGAAACTGCCGGCGCGCAGATCCAACCGACCAGTGCGGCGCCGCTCCACACCAACGAGTTTTTTACCGGACTTTGGACGCACGGCAATCCCCTGGGACCGGGCGCAGTTCCCTACCTTTACACGAAGTTTTACTCAGCCTCGAGATTTGACCGCTTAGTGGGCGGCAACAATGTTGAGATTTCGACCAAGCTAACCCTGATGCGCCGGCCAGGCTCGAGCGTTTACAACTCGGCCGCGCTTCCCCCCATTAACCGTTTCTATGAATTTCGCAGTTTCACAGGCGGAAGCGAAGTAATCCATATCGTGGGCAGCGCAGATCCCGGCAGCGGATCCGCGCAACCAACCGTGAGGGATGTAACCGGACCCGCGAACAATCTCATCCTCTGGACGAAGAACGCGAACGCCGGCCGCACTAGTTTTGTCAGCGTGGGGAACCGTCTTTATTTCGGGGATGGAATCGACACCGGCCAATGGATTCAAAGCGCGCTCAGTTGGAAGCCAAACACCACCTATAACGCCGGCGATTTCATCGTTGACGAAAACAACGATATTCAAGTTTCGATAGGCGCATGGACGGGAAACATTACCTCCATGGGCTCCGCGTTTTTTTCGGTGCCAGGGCATACGGGGTGGAATGTCGATTTATTTTTTTCCTCGACCACGCCAGTCCCTTACGACCAGGCGTTACTCACGCTTGCCGGCCTCACGTTTAAGCCAGCATTGAACGGCTTGCAGGTGTTAGCAACCCGCATGTCCCCTACCTGGGTGCGGTTTTTTGTGGCGAACAGCATAGCCCCGATTGGAGCCTTCGCGCAGACGGTAGAGACAGGAACCGCAAGCACCGGGACGGGACCGACAGGATCAAGCGAGCCCATCTGGCAAGCTCCCGGCCAGGTGACACTCGACAATCAGGCGCAGTGGGACAACAAAGGCCCCGCAGTGATGCCGTGGGGCATTGCGGCGCCGGCCGCGGCGCCCATCGTGACCCAAGCGCTTGCGCCGAGCGTTTACAACGCGCCGCAGACGAGCACCTGGTACGCGCCTCTATTCGTGATTCTCGACGCCAATGGAAACCTCGAGCAGCTTTCAACCGCGGGAACCACCGGAGGCACGATACCCACCTTTTCAACCACCGTGGGCGCCATCACCGCAGACGGAACCGCGGCCTGGAAAAATATCGGACCCGCGCCCTGGGCCGCGTCCACAGCCTATGCACTCAACGCCTGTATACAAACGCAATTCACTTACTACGTCACCCAGGCCACCGTGACCTATGTGTGGCAAAACGGGATTCAGGTCCCCGTAGTGACTTACAAACAAGTCCCCGTCACCATTACGCAGCTCTTTCAATGCGTTCAGGCCGGCACCACCGGAGTCAATGTTCCGAGCTGGACCAATGGACTTGGAACCACTGTCAATGATGGCACCGCGGCCTGGAAGAACATGGGCAAGGCGCCGGCGTGGATTGGCGCCACGCAAAAAGTCTCACTCGACACCGAAGTGTTAGACCCCAACGGCTACCTGCAAAAAATCACAGCCTTTGGGGAAACCGGCGCCACCGCGCCCACCACCTGGGAAACGGATCTCGGCAGCTCTACGGTCGATGGTTCGCAAACTTGGCTTAACGTGGGAAGCTACGCGCCGGCCGCAACCGCGGCAGTGATCTATGCCTACAGCGGCAAAAATTCCGTGACCGGCCAGATCGGAACCGCCAGCCCTCAGAGCGTTCCCATTACCGTACTCGCGGACAATAACGCCGTGATCCAGGGCGGAGGCCTGGCCGGCACCGGCATAGACACCATCGTGCTTTGGCGAACCGTGCAAGGCGGATCCACATTGCTCTATGACGACGAGTTTCCCAATCCCGGCCCAGGGCAGACCTGGATTTATACCGACAGCAACCCCGATAGCGCGCTCAACGAACTGATCACCGCGCCGATCGCCAACGCCAACGACCCGCCACCCGCGGGATTCATTCCGCAGTGCTACTACCTGGGAAGGATTTGGGGCTTCGTTGGCAATGTGCTCAAAAACTCGGCCGGCCCCGATACCACCGTAGGCAGCGGCAATGAGAGCTTTGCGCCTCTCGCACAATTCACCTTCCCTTCCCTGGGGGTGAAATGTTGGGGGACCTCGATCGGCCTGATTGTTTACACCAATTCCGATATTTGGGCAGTGCTCGGACAAGGCACCATCAACTCGCCGTTTTATGTGGTGATGTTCCAAGAGGGTGTAGGCCTGGCCAGCCAAGATGCTTTCTGCGTCAATGGCTCGACGGCATACGGAATGCTTACCTCCGGCCAGGTTGTCTCGATGGACCCAGGCGCCGGCGAAGTCGAAGTAGGCTTTCCGATCGGAGATCAATTCGATAGCCTCTACACCGCGCCTAATACCTATTGCGCATGGCACCAGGGATCAAGCGCGGACACCGCGCTTTATGTCGCAGACGGCGCAACCGGATGGTTTCGCATGGCGCCCGTAGCGGCGCCGGAATCGGGAAACGTGTGGAGTCCGCAAGCCGTATTTGCGGCCGGCATAAAGGCGATCGCCTCTATTGAAATTTCGCCAGGAGTGAAACGGCTCATTCTCGGCCCCTCCGCCGATGGCCACCCCATCCTGATGCGCGATAAGAGCGTGCACAGCGACAACGCCGCGAACTACCAGGCCTTCGCTATCGTGGGCTCGATCGTCATGGCACAGCCAGGGACCACGGTAGGAGTGCAGTACGTTGTGCTCGAGGAAGAGATGATAGCCGGCGCCTCCGCGGCTTCCCTCTCCGTCATGTTCGATGAAATTGCGCAGTTTGATATTTACTCGACTCCGCCCCTGCGCAACCAGAGAACCGACCCGCCCAACCTGCCAGCATCGAAAACCGTTCGCGCCACCCGCTACTGGATTGCGCAAGACGCGAACACCGTGCAGGTGTGCCGGCACATGCAACAGAAAATTTTGTGGCCGGCCGAGAACTTTCCTAACGAACTTTTGACAGCGACCATCTTTGGCCGGCTGCCCGAGAAAGCGAGGAAGTAAATGGCCGAGCGCATGGTCAGACAACCCGGAGGCATCAACCAGCCACCGCGGAAAATTGCCAGGGGACCGACCGGAATAGCCGAGCAGCCCCTACCTATGCCGGCGCCGATCGCGCACGTCCCCCCGCCGATCGACCAGGGCGGAGTGAGCCCCTTCATGATCTCGAGCCTACCGGCGCAAGCCTCGGGAGCGGACGTTTACGCGCGCCAGTTTTACCGCGGGAGCAAGGTCCCATATAGGCGTTACCTACCTTTGGCCGGGGTGTGACCTATGGAAGAACTAGCCAAATTCGACGGATACCGCTTGCGCCTGGTGGAAGAGTCCGACCGGCCGAAGCTCGAGGAGTGGATTCGGTCGGACCAGGCGCATCGGGATCTTTTCGCGCCTGAGTTTTTCATGGGCCAGGAAGAGATTGACGGAGAATTGGCGACCGATCCGCGGGTTAGTTGCTATGCGCTCGAGGACCGACACCGGACGCTCATGTTTATTCGCCTCACGCGCGCGGCCAGGGTACACATTCAGTTTCCCCCGGAGACGGAAGAGAATCGCCGGCAGCAGCGGCGGAGCCTGGGGCTCGCGCTCATCAAGGGAATGGCATTTCTCGAGGTCCTGTTAGGGCGCGCCGGCGCCGCGGAGTGGATCTTCGACAGCGAGGCCGGCCCCCTGCGCGAACTCGCCAAGGGGCGCCTGGGATTCACCACCAGCCCGAACGAGCTTGTAAGGCCAATCAGCCGGCTCGAGGAAGGGGTTTAGTTATGTGCGGCGGACCGTCGAGCACACAAAGCCAATTGCAATCCGAAGAGGCGCAGTTTTACGCCAAGCAGATCCAGGCCTATGACACGGCATACAAGAATTTTTCCGAGATCCAAGGGGTGCTTGATAAGCAATTTGCGCCCATTCTTTCGCGCGGACCAAACCAGATGGGATTCAGTCCCGAGGAGCTGACGGCACTGCGCACCCAGGCCACCGAAGGAACCGCGACCGAATACAACAAGGCGCAACGAGCCTTGCAGGAGAACCAGGCGGCGCGCGGCGGAGCGGGAGCCTCCGACATAAACATCACCGCGGGAGGCGCCGAAGAGGAACGCGCGCAATTGGCCGGAATGGCCGCTAGTACCGCATCGACGCAAAACCTGGGCATCACCGAGGCCGGTTATTCGCAGGGTTACAACGAGTGGCAAAACGCTGTGCAGGGTGAAGAGAACTTAGCGGCCGGATGGAACCCTAACAGCTTCGCCGGCTCGGCCGACAGCTCCGCGAAAGTTGCGAACGACGAAGCGAATACGATCGCGCAACAGAGTCAAGCGATGTGGGGGAGTGTGCTCGGAGCGCTCGGAGGCGTGGCCGGCATGGCCGTAGGAAATATGAACGTGGGCGGCGGTAAAGGTTGGTCAATGGGGAATAACGGGTAGGGAGTACACTATGGACCCTGAAGAGAACGGCGGAAACGGCACCACCGCGACAGCACCAGCAACGGACTCGCAACCGGCTGCAACCTCCAGTGTTACCAGTGCCGGAAGCGTGGCGGCGCCGGCGATTGGGGGATCGACGGCGCCGCAGCCCCAAGCCGAGCACTATGCGCCAGATGCTCAGCTCGAACCAGAAAAAATGCAGCAGCTCGAGAAGCTGCAAAAAGACAGTTGGGGAGAAAGAACGCTACACGGAATTTTAGACGCTATCGGCGGAAAGTATTCCACACAGTTCATTCCCACCCCTAACGGCGTGATTCAACGCAAGGTTGCGAACACTCCCGGCCAGCAATGGAAAAACATTATCGCCGGCGCGCTCACCGGATACGCGGCCGGCGCCGGCATGACCGGGCCAGGATCCACGGCGCGCAAATTCGGCGCCGGCTTCCAGGCTTCGCAAGGCCAGGTAGAAAAGCAGCGGGATAAATCGCGCGCCGAAGCCAACGAAGATTTTGAGCAGCAGCAGAAGGCCGCGCACAACAACGCGGCCAATGCCCTGCTTGGCATCCAGATTGCCAAAGGCACCTTTGACCTAGGCCAAGACCAGGTAAAAGCTACGACGGATGAATTTCAGCGGGAAGCCGACGCCGTGAATGCCGTGAAGGCGGGAGGCGAAGGCTCCACGGATTACGGAGTATTCGCCACTTTCCCGGACCTCATGAAAAAAGTAAACGATGTTCCCGAGCTCCACGATGTTCACTATGCCGGCAACATCCACATGGTTCCCCACGTCAACGCGGACCACAAAATTGATGGCGTTCACCTGTTCCTGGTAACTCCGACCTGGAGAGAAGCCAAGGTTCAGCAACCCCTGAAAATGACCAACAAAGTCACCGGCGAAACGCAGACCATTCCCGCGGGAGCTCTCAACGGCAATGACTTCATGGCCACCTGGATGAAAGGCAGCGCCGATGATTTAGCCGAGCACCACAAGGATGTGGAGGAGAAGCGCGAAGGCGAAGTAGCGAAATCGACCGAGGCCAAGAATTACGGCGAGGCCGCGAGAGCCAAGAGCGAGAGCGTACCTAACGCCGGAACCCCCGAGGTTGAGCAGGACATTTCTTCGGGGTTAGCTTCCGGCCGCTACCTGATGGGAAAAGATATTCCTTTGCGGACCTCGAAAGATCAGACCACCGCGGCGCAGTACACCAAAGACGCAAACGTCTACTCGATGCAGCATTTTGGTTTGCCCTACTCGCCGGAGATCATTCGCCAGGAGGCCAAATTTGCAGAGTCACCGAAGACCCAGGCTTTTCTTGGAGGCGTTGACCGCATGGTCGGAACCCCCGGAATGCCAGGGCAGCTCGACCAGGTTTTGGACCTTGCGCGGCGCGCCGGCATAGGAGAGCTCGCGCCGGCCAACGATGTAACGTTGTGGATCCGCCAGCACCTTGGCGAACAGGACGCTAAGAATTTCGAGCAAGGCCTCAGCGACACACAAACCGCGCTCGGGACGTTGATCGGCAATCCGCTACTTGGAAGCGGAGAATCTGATTTGAAATTGAAGACCGCACAAAAGCAGTTCGGATCCAATCCGACCATGAAGGATTTGCGCGGCGCCGTCACGACCACCAAGGAAATCTTGAATCGAGCTCGAGGGGAGCTCGCGCGCAATAACCGTTACATCCAGCAGCGCTACGGCACCGACCTAAGCCCACAGCAGCAACCAGGCGCCGGCCAGCCTGGAGCTGGACAGGGCCAAGGCGGAACACAGCCCCCGCCTGGACAGACGGCGCCGCGGACGGTCCCCCCCGGAGCCTTCGCAGCACGCGACGCGAAAGGCAACATTGTGGGTTACAAAGACACCACCGGATACCACCCGTTTCAGTAAGGCGAGGATGCGATGCCGCCGACGACCACAGCACCACCCGCGGGAATCACGTTTGACAAAGATCCGGCGCCAGCTCAGAACCAGGTGCCGGCCGGCGTGACGATCGACCAAAACCCGGTACCGGCAGGAGTCACGATCGACCAGAACCCGGCGCCAGGGGGAGCCACGCCACCGGCGCCGCGGCCGCGCACACTCGTTAACCGGTTTACAGATGCGCTCGAGCAGAGCTCCGCGGATCCGGGGCAGGTATACGGAAGCATTCTTTCAGGCGGAGTGAAATCAGCGCTCGGCGGACTCGGCAACATCATGGACATGGTTGGCAAATACGATCCGAGCCAACTGATGTTAAAACTCACCCCCCAGGGCAGAGAAGCAAACGCGCGCATCAATCAGCACATTGCCGACGCCAGCGATTGGATTAAATCGGGAGGAGAGCCCACCGGATTTTGGGAAAACATCGGCGCCGTGGGAGAGCAAATGCTCGAATACCTCACCCCGGAATCGGTTATCAAAATGGCCGGCGCGCCAGTGAAGGCGGCCGAGGTTGCAGGAACCGCGAGGAAAGCAGTACAGGCCACCGACGCAATGAAGAGTGGCACCGAAGCGCTCACGTTTTTGCAGAAGCACCCCAAGATTGCCGGCCTGGTTGCGATCGGAACCAAGGCCGCGAAAGATGCCGCGACCATGGGCGCGCAGACTTACGTGCACACCGAGGACCCGGAACAGGCGGCCATCTCCGGCGTATTCGGCGGAGGAGTCGGAGCAGTGGCCGAAGGCATGGGACAAGCCGGCCGCTATCTCAAAAACGTTTCGCCCAAAAATATCGAGGTTGCAGGGCAAGACATGCTTGCACTCCGCAGCCAGCTAGAAGCGTCAGGAATGCCCAACGCTTCAGGCTCAGCCGGCGCGCCGGTAGTCGAGCAATCGCAGCAACAGGGAGTGGGAAACGTAGTTCAGACGGTTGCCCAAAATGCCACGCGCGACGTGTTAGACCGAGTAAACCTCACGCGGGGAACTGCCGGCGCGCCGCTTGGACCCTCATGGCCACCAGGCATTGAGATCCCGCGAGGGGCGGACAATCCCGCGCGCTTATTGCCGGCGCCCGAAGGTTCGCAAGGCGGGAAATTCTTTACGCTCGAGGGACCGGGCCAGGTCGAAGGCCGAACCGAGATGACGGTACAACAGCCGGCCAGCAAGTTTGAGCCAACCGCATCGAGAGTGCCGGAAGGCGGAGAGCCAGGGCCGCAGAACGTTGAGGAACTAGGACCGACCGCAAAGACGGTACCGGATCGTTTGCAGAAGCGTACCCAGGCCTACACCAGCGCCACCGGCGAGGCCGCGGCGGACGAGGCGCGCGGCGGAGGCAGACTCGAAACTAACGACCCGCAAGAGGCCGAGGCCTGGATGCGGCAGCTCGAAGATATTCAGGCGAGCCCACTCCATGACCAGCTCACGCCGGCGCAACAAGCGCACATCGAAGGGCAGCGGCAACAGCTCAGCGATAGGCTTGGACTCTACCACGCGAGCCCCTACGCGCAACGCTTTGCGCCCGTCGATGTGGACGCCGCGGCCAATCGAGTGCGGACCTTTGGGGATGCGGCCGCACAGATACAGGCCTCCGTGCAGCCCGTATTTCAAAAACTCGATGAGCTCAGCGATGGTGACTTTACATCGTGGAGAGAAATCGCCAAGAAGGCGCAGAAGGTTATCCAATCCGCCTCGAGCATGGAAGCCGTGGACGCCGCACAGCAGCGATTGAGCGACGCTAACAGCGCAATTAATGATTTGATTACTCGCCACGCCGGCGACATTTCGAGAAACGATTACCTCACCGCACAAAACGCATGGCGCGAGAGCTCGAGACTGGATGAGCTCCATTCGGTACTCGAGGGAATGACCAACGGCATCCCGGTTGAAGCGACCGAGAAGGGATTTAATCGGGTATTCACCGGCAGCACCAAGGCCCTGCAGAAGTTTTTAGACAAAGGAACCAATCAAGCGCAGCTCACCCAATTGATAGGCGAGGACGGAATAAACAACATTCGCCAAATGACGGAGCTCCTATCGAAAGCCAAAAGCCAGCGCAGCATCATGGACGTTGCCAAGAGCGTAGCCGTCGAGTTTGGCAAACATGCGCGCATCGGAGGCCTGGGAGGATTGATAGGAGGAACCGCGGCGCACGCGATCGGACTCCCCTGGTTTGAAGGAGTCACAGCCGGCGCCATGACCGGCGCCACAGTGCGCGCCATTATTCACGACGCCACCATTAACCCGCGGATAGGCGGCATGGTGATGTGGGCGGCCGAGCATGGATTGAAGCCCCAGGATTACGCGCCTTACATAGCTCGAGCCATGGCCGTACCTATGCAGAAGCAAGGCAACGCCAACGACCAGAGCGAAGAACAGGAGGGGGACCGACAAACCCCAAACGATGGTAGGCCCCAACCCTAAAGGATTGATCGAACCAGGGAATCTCGATATTCGTAATCGGCCGATCATTCAAAACGAGGATGGAACCCACTCGAGCGAATACTCGATTTCGATTGGAGACGAGAAAGGCCGCGAAATTTTAATACCCACGGTCGTGAACGGACGATTTTTAACCCCGGACGGAAAGAAACCAGCGGAGGGAAGCGCGGCCGAAAAGCAGATGTTCAGGCGCGCCGAGGATCATTACCACGACACCGGCGAACACTTAGGAATTTTCGACAACCCCGACGATGCCGACGCATACGCGGAACGGCTGCACAGCAGGACACAGTAAATGCCAAACGTCATCATCCCGTTACACCACCAGGCGGCGCCCAATTTCCGTTATGACCCGGTATTGGCGAGAGAAGCCGCGGCCGCCGAGGATCCGCACGATAAAACCGATTGGGACGCGCGCGATTGGGAAGCCGAACACGCCAGAATCGCCATGCGCCGGCAGATGAAGAACCAGGACTTCGACAAGGAGCTCGAGACGCCCGAGCACCGCGACGACTTTCTTTTGCTCAAACAGCGTGCTTACCTTGAGCGGATCCAGCTCCGGCCTAATGTCTGGGTCGAAGAAAACCTCAAACTCTACGAGGCCAATTGCAACAGGGCCAAGGCTCAGCATATTCAGGGCCAGGAGCGATGGGAGGGCAGGGAAGCCGAGCGCATGAGGATGGTAAATATCCTCCACCCTCACTCGATCATGCGCAAGCTACGTGACGCCGGCGTGGACGCGCGCACCGAGGAGCATCCCAACGCGCGCCTTTGGTTGAACGAGTGGAGCGCGGCCGGCCTGGTCGGAGTCAACGCATGGGTGCCTCCGATCGAGATGGACGAGGAGGGGTATTTGCTCGAGCTATCAACGGCCTCGACCCAGGCGGCGAAGGATTACATCACCGCCAATTACTACGCTTGCCACGCGCGGCGCAAGGTTCGTATGCAAATCACCAGCCTTCAGAATGGCTACGCACCGGAATGGTCCCTGATGCGATTCAGCGAGCACGGAGTAGCCACGAAAGAGCGGTACCGCGGTTGGCGCACCGCTCTGTTGGTTTTGATTGTGGCAGAAATTTTGACAGAAGAGGAAGTAGACAAGGCCTTCGGGCCACCGATCGGTGAGGCCGGCGCCTTCTATCGCCAGCAGCTCCAGGCCTACCGCAATTTGAGGAACCGATGAACCTCGAAACCTACACCCGCGGACAAATCGCGCGCTTTGCGATCGAGGAGGGCGCGCGCCATGGCGGAGTCAACAACATGGTTGCCATCGCCCAGGTGATTCGCAATCGAGTATTCGCGGGATGGGGGGATTGGCTTGAGGTTGTAACTCGCGCTCCCGAAAAGCGCGCCATGGAATACCCCCAAGAGTCAGCGCATTTAATGATTTCGACTTTGCGGACTTCGAACGTGCGCTTGTTTTTGAATCGCCTGGACGAAATTTATACGCGCTCGGATCTCGAGGACCTGACAGGCGGCGCCCTGTTTTATATGGACCCGAGTTACACCCTTGCCAAATGGTTCGAAGAGGAAGTTTTGAAGCGGCCGGAGGATCACCAACGATGCGCACACATCGGGCCAATTTGGTTTTTTAAGTGAGGAGAGCGATGGAGACAGAAGAGAAAACGACCGAAAAGAAAGTCACAACTCCGCTCACTCTATCGACTGGACAATTCCAGCTACAGGCCAACCTTGAATCTATTTTGGCCGGCGCCGCGCTCGGAGGGTACCTCCGCATCACACTCTGCGGATATGGTCCGGTTATCCCATTCTCGAATCCAGGCCCCGCGGGAATGTTGGCAGATGCCGGCGTCCCGCAGATTGTAGGACCGCAAAGCGGCGGCCCTCTCCTGGTTGTTCTTTACTGCAATAACTTCATCACGCCGGCCGGCACCTTTTACGAGGTTGCGATACTCGACGCCAACAAGAACGTGATTCAGGCCGGCAACTATGTTTTCAACACAACAGGGGTGACGCTCGATCTCACCCAGGCCACGCAAATCTTGCCGCCCTATGGCTTCTATTTGCCGAGCCTCAAATTCGCAGCCTGTACCGGAACAGTCCCCGGCACCGTCTACACCGCGGCGGGCCAAACCGTTTTGGCAGTGGCCTACAACGGAATTTTTTTACGCTCCGGACAGACGGCGCCGCTGCTCAGCTACAGCACAGCCGGCAACATCATCACCCTCAATTTCACAACGCAGATAGGGGATAGAGTCGATGCGCTTTGTATTTAAATTGTCGCTTCTGCTTGTGGCCACGATCGCGCCGGCCGCGCTCGGCCAGGTCAATCCCAATACCAACATCCGTTGGCCCATGCCATCATGCGCCACACCAGGCGCGCCCTATATTCCCAATGACAACGTGTGCGCGACCTCGACCCCGAGCGGAGCTCTGCCGGTCAACAATCCGCAGTACACCGGCACCATGCAGGGACCGAGCGGCATTCTGACCACGTTCTCCGCCAGCGTCAATTCACAAATCAACGTCATGGCGCCGCCCTACAACGCGAAGGGCGATTGCACCACCGACGACACCGCGGCTTTCACCGCGGCGCAGGTGGCGGCGATCGGCTTCGCCACCGGCAACACTCTGCCGGCCGTTCTCTATCTGCCCAAGCCACCAGGCGGGTGCTATATCGTCAGCGATTTTTTTTGGAAAGGCGTGAGCATCATCGGCCAGCCTTCCGGCCTGGGACAAGCCAGCCCGAAACAATACGCGATTACGCTCAAGAGCAAGCCTGGGTTTGACGTTTTCCATCAGCCAGATCCGAGCGTGAATACTTACAGCGCTACATTCTACCCAGGCGGAGCGCTCCAGGATCTCGCTTTCCTGGTCGATAATTCGGCGCCGGCCGTCAACGGCGCGCACCGTTGGCCTGGTCGATGGGAAGACGATGGCGCCATGACTTCGGGCAGCGCTGTACTCAAGAGCCCCAACGCGAAATTTACTTGTGACGATGTGGGGGAACCGATCCTAGTTTACGGAGCAGATGTGAGCGGGGGAAACCTCTCGACCACCATCCAGAGCGTATCGCCATGCTGGACCCCTTCCACTACCTCCGGCGCCGCGGGATGGCAGGTGGTAACGCTTGCGGCCGCGGCTTCTACCACGGTTACAAACGCTCATCTTTACGTTTCGATTCTCGGCCTTCCCGTCACGACCACCATTGGCCCATGCGGCATTGCTTACGACTTGAAAGATGGAGATTCAACCCATTGGCTTGCAACCCTGCAAGGCGCCTACACCGGCGCCCGTCTCGAGAATGTAACCTTCGCATCGACCAACGGAAACAGCAACAATGTGTGCGGGATTTACAACCAGGGAAACTCCACGCTCTACGCCTGGACGGTCACGGATTTTATGTTTGCCGGCTTGACCTTCGGCCAGGTCTCGAGCACCACCGAGCTGAACTCCGTGAAGCAACCTGGGAGCGGCGATTTCGAGAAGTGGAACCATGGCATTTTTAGCTCCGTGAAATATCCCTTCATCAACGTGAACGGACTCTCCAACTCCATGCGCAATATCCAGTACGCGCCCGTACAGGCCGGCATTCAATTGGTGCAATCGAGCAACGTTGAGTTTGATATTGCGGCCGGTTGGGAGATCGACCTCGGCATGGAATCAAATGCCAGTTGGACAAACTACGGGCATCGCATCGAAGGCGAGGGCCATGCGCTCTATGGAGATTTCACAGGCGGACAAGCGGGAATGGTCGGTTATCTCGGGTGCGTTCAATGTACCGTTTTTGGCACCCCCACCAACACGCAGATAAACGGATGGGGTAATACCATCGTTTCGCCTAATCACATCGGCAGCCTCACGGATAACAGCGGATACGCGAACAAAGCGAAGTGGATTTATAACGGCGGCGGCAGCCCCGGAGGTTTGCCACTGCCTTACTATGTGACCGGACTTTTCTCCAAAGGCTCGAGCGATCTTGCGGGGAGATTCACTTCCGATTTTGTGCACGATGGCAATTACACCACCCCGTACAATTGGGATGATCAGCTCATCATGCCTTATGACCTGGTTGTCAGCTATACAGCCGGCTTTCCATACACCACCTATTTCCTTCCCGACACCGCGGCCAAGAGCGGAGTCGCGCTTATCGTGAGCGGGACGAGCCCGACTTCGGACTATTACGCCTTGATGCAATACAACGAGCTCGGCGGATCTAATCCGGCTTCGATTGTGATTGGCACCAACGCGCCGGCGACGGGGGGGACTTTTTATTTCTCGGCGCGCTGCGGGAGCTCCACCACGTTCAATATCTATCTCCGCGCGGCCGTCACTGTGAACCAGAGTTTTGCTTGCACCACCAGTTACCAGCAATACGCAGTGCCTATGGTGTTTTCAGGCAGCGACGTAGGCCAGCCCTTGCAGTGGGGCGGACAGGCCGGCACTCCGGTTTTTTATATGGAATGGGCGTCTTTTGTTCCCTGGAAAACCACCGTGCTTAAAGGCGCAACCGCAAGCATCGGAGGCTCCGCGCTCACCGCGGGACAATGCTCGAGCGGTACGGTCACCATTCAGGGCATCGGGACCTCGAGCGGCCTGGTCGCAAAGACCACGCCGGCAACTTATCCAGGAGACGGGTTTATTTGGGAATCGTATATTTCGGCAGCCAACACCGCGACCGTCAAGGTATGCGCGATTGTGGCCGGCACACCAACAGCCAGCGTTTATAACGTTCGCATCGAGCCATGAGGAGGAATGGAAAATGACAAGCAAATACAAGCCGCTTAAAGCCGGCGCATTTTATTCAACCGATGGCAGCGGCAACGATGGCACCTTTGCGCCTATGGCGGGAAGCGGAGGCGGCGCCGCACGTTTCGGCCGAGTAATGCCGATCGGCCTGATGTACTCGAGCGACGGCAGCGGTAGCGATGGCTCCTGGGTCCCCGTCAATAACCCTTCCCTGGGCGCCGCAATTTCGAACGAGTACAGCAACGAGCTTGGCACGGTCACCATGGGACCGGCCGCCAACATCACCAAAATTTGGTCGATGTGGTTCCCCTATTCGATCAGTTGCGCAAAAATTGTCTTGCAGTGCCAAACCGCGGACAATACCGCGAACCTCTACTCCGTAGGCTTCTACGATCCGACCGGCAACCTGGTGGCATCGACGGCGCCCACAGCCGGCACCACCTTTGCGCCAGCAGTTAACGCGACCGTTACCCTGCCCTTTCAGGCGACGTGCAATCTAAGCGCGGGAGTACGCTACGGTTTTGCGATGACCGGCAATGCTGCGATTGCGCAGATATATGGAACCTATCGGAGATGGTTGCCTCAGAACGCGGCCGCGCCCACATCGGGAAGCGCGACCTCGGGAGCGGTACTTAATCCCACCATCACATACGCGGCCGATTCGTGGGGCAATGGCGGCGGAAATCCGTTTCTCGGCTTCCACAACTGAGGGAGTGGATCCATGAAGAAAAGAGAGCGCATCGAAATTGCGGTTCTAGCGGCGATCGTACTGATCGCCCTGATTGTCTACTTCGCAACCAGGAAGCGCGCGCCGGCACAGCTCACGATTTACCCCGCGGCGAGCTGCAACCAGTCAGACGTGCTCTCTGCATTGAATAAGGCCACCGCAAGCAATTCGCTTGTGACCATTCCGAGTGGTACGTGTACGTGGAACGCGACCATTAACTATACCGTTCCCTCGGGTGAAACCATAGCCATCCAGGGGACCACTGCAATTGTTTGGGGCGGAACACCGGGAGCTCAAGACTGGAATTGCCAGGTTAACGACGCCTATAACAACTCCTGCCCTTCGACCGGATCCGGCTCGACCACCATCATTGACGGCGTGGGCGCCGGAAATAATCTTTTCCAAATCAATCCGAGTGGAGGGGACGCCTGTACCTTCACGCTAGAAAATTTAACCTTTGTCGCCGGCACACCAAAAAATGACGGGGTGATTGTCACCAATGGAAGTTGTCACAATCTCCGTTGGACCCAGGTGCACCTGGTTGCGCAGAACAGCCAAAGCGGATCCCGATTTTATGGTGACCTTTGGGGTGTGATCGACCATAGTGTCGCGGACCTCTACGGAAACACCACTTCGAACGCTTTCATTTTTTCAAATCCCATCGGGGACAACATTGGATATGGTGATGGCGCCTGGGCGCGGCCGATCGGCTTCGGATCCACTCACATGATGGTGATGGAAAACGACCTCATCAACGGCGGGATGGTTGAAGACTGCGACACCGCGGGACAGTTCGCACTCAGGTACTCGAGCTATTACAACGGCACTTCGCTATCGGCCGGCATTCACACCCATGGAACCAAAACCGGCAGCGGCCGCGGCCGCTCTTGCCGCGGGTATGAGATGTATCACGTTTACGTCCAAGGATTGACGGGCGGCAGCGGTACCGCGGTAAGCAGCAACGGAGGCCCCGCGATGATATGGGGCAACACCGTGGGCGGAGGCCTCTCCAACTTCGCCGGCGGCGGGGTGCCACGCAATGACACCGAATCAAATTCTCCGACTCCAGGCTCATGGGGATATTGCGGAACGGCCGTAAATTCGAATGGCGCCGGCGCGGCGTGGGATGGCAACCAGCCAGCCACCACAGGATGGCCCTGCCTGGATGGCCTGGGACGCGACCAGACTATTAAGCCGCTCAACGGCCAGAACTTTCCCAACGCTGGACAGCAAGGTTGCACACCGGGAAAAAACTGCGTCCCCTTTTGGCCGCAACAATTGCTTTATCCAATTTATTTCTTCGCCAATACCCTGCCCTCTGGTTTGAATGAGTGGTTTTTCACCGAGCAGAGCTCAAAGCTGAACCGCGATGTATACCTCGACAACGCCGCTTTCAATGGGACCAGCGGAACCGGATCCGGGCCGGCGAAGTCGCGCCCCAATAGCTGCACACCAGGGCCAGGCGGAACTTATGGAGCCAGCCCTACCGGGAGCTATGGCGTAGCGTATTGGGAAACCGACACTCAGCAGCTCGACATTTGCACCGGCGCCAACACCTGGACGAACGCCGTTTATAAACCCCTGCCCTACCCTCATCCCCTCGACGGAGGCAGCGCTCCCCCGCCTTCCACGTACACGCTTACGACCTCGACCGCGGGACCAGGCCAGGGCAATATCTCGGGATGCGCAGGGCAGTATAGCGCCGGCGCCGCTTACACCTGCACCGTCACCGCGGCGGCCGGCTCCACGATTTCGAGTGTGGCAGGGTGCGGCGGATCCGGCTCGAGCACCTACACCGGCGTGATGCCTAACGGCAATTGCAACGTCACCGCGACCTTTGCGCTTGTGAGCCCATCATCCTTTATGCTCTCGACCGCAACCGCGGGACCAGGCCAGGGCATCATCTCGGGGTGCGGCGGATCCTTGAACGCCGGCGCCGCCTATAGTTGCGCCGTCTCGGCTTCGCCAGGTTCGACGCTTAGCGGCGTGAGCGGGTGCGGCGGATCCTCGACCACCATTTACAACAACAGCGCCACCATTTTCAACGGCACCATGCCGAGCGGCGCCTGTACCGTGACCGCAACTTTCAATACTGCAACGGCCAGAAAACACTGAGCGCGCCGGCGCCGGCCAGGGCTAAAATGAGGCCCTACCCCTGACTCACAAAATTTTGTGTACACCGGGCATCGTATAGGTGTAACCTATGCGGGAAGTAGTTTCAGACTATTTGGAGAGGAAAGAATGAAAATCGTTCAGTTATTGGTTGAGAACTTCAAAAAAGTGCGGGTGGTAGAGATCCGCCCCGATGGCAAGGTGATCCAGCTCACCGGCCGCAACGGCCAGGGAAAGACCAGCGTACTCGATGCGCTCTGGTTTGGCCTCAGAGGCACCAAGGCATTGCCGGCCAACAAAAACAGCGTCGTGCGCCGCGGCTCGGAGCGCGCCAAGGTGAAAGTCGGAACCGAAGATTTCGTGATTACGCGCACGATCGGAAGCAACTCGACGGCGCCCACCCTCGAGATTGAAATGCTCAACGGGAAAAAGCGCGATCGCACTCCGCAGGATTTTCTTGATGAGCTTTTCGGCAAACTGACGTTCGACCCGCAAGAGTTTGCCACCATGACGCCGGCCGAGCAGGTTGAGGAACTGAAAAAGACGGCCAAGGTGGATCTCGACTTTGAAGCGATCGCGGAGGAGAACGCGAAGGATTATGACGAGCGCTTAGCCGTGGGGCGGGAAATAAAGACGCTCGAGGGCCAGCTCACCGCTTTCCAAGTGCTCGATGGATTGCCGAAAGAGAAGTTGGATGAGCAAGCCATCCTCGACAAACTGAACCAGGCCGGCGAAGCCAACAAGCGCGCCCAGGAAGTTTTCCAGGCGAAGCAAGAGCTCGGCGCCGAGGCCGCGAGGAAGGGAATCGCGCGCCAGAATGGCCTTACCTTCATCGACCAATCGAAAGAGAAAATCGAGAGCCTGAAAAAGCAACTCGAGCTTGCCAAGCAAGCGCTCGAAGTGGCGCGCGAGGATCAAAAGAGACTCGAGGCGGAGCACAAGGCGGCGGAGCAAGTATTCCAGGCGGCGCCGGCCGGGGAACCGATCGACGTGGGCGCGCTTACCACCGAGCTCCAATCTGCGCAGCGCACTAACCGCGCGATCGACACGCGGAACCAGTGGGAGAAGGTTCGCGCGCAACTCGAGGCGAAACGCCAGCAGAGCGCGCAAATCAACCGGCAGATGGAAGCGCGCGAAGAGAAGAAAACCGCAGCTTTGGCGAAAGCCAAGATGCCGGTTGAGGGCTTGACCTTTGACGAGCGCGGCGTGAAGTTTAACGGGATTCCGCTCGAGAACCTGGGAGAAGGCGAACAGCTCAGAGTAGCGGCCGAAATCGGCATGGCCGCGAATCCCAAGTTGCGCATTCTTTGCATTCGCCGCGGAGAAGCGCTGGACGAAGAAGGCCTCAAGATGTTGGCCGAACTCGCCGCGGCGCGCGATTTTCAACTCTGGATTACCAAGGTCGATTCGAGCGGCAAGGTTGGCGTCGTGCTCGAGGATGGCATGGTGATTGCGCAAAACAAGGCCATGGGGGACTGATGGCCTACGACAAGACCGAGGTACAGGTTTCGAAGTCGCAGGAAGCCATTCGCAAACTCATTTACAGCCACAAAGGCACCGGGGTGATGCTGCTTTCGCAGCCACCCCGCGAAGGTTTTGAGGCCATGGTGACGATGAGCGAACAGGCTTACCACATTCGCGTGATGGCCAACTGCAAAGACCAACGCAAGGATGGCCGCGGCTGGACGCGCACCGATCGCGCTCACGCCGACGCCAAGGAGCAGGAGGAGCGGCGGGTGTGGCGCGTTCTCTATTGGCACCTGAAAGCCATGTTTGAGGCCGCGGACGCCGGCGTTATCGACATTCGGGACATTATTATGCCCTACGTTGTCTTGCGCGATGGGCTCACGTTGTCCGAGCACATTAAACCCAAAATGGCGGAGATGATGACCGCCGACCCAAGCCGACTTTTGAGCGGGGGAATTTGACTTGAATTTTAACGGCCGCTTCATCCTGGACGAACACGGCGAACCGCAGCCCTGCGAGGATTTGCTCACCTGGGGCGCCTGGTTTGAGACGAGCGGAGACGCGCGCCGCGTGGCCCTCGATGAAGTGGGCCCGTACCGAATCTCAACCGTGTTTTTAGGCCTGGATCACAGTTGGACTCCGATGGAGGATCCACTCACCTATCAGCCGGTTTTATGGGAAACCGCGATATTTGCCGGCGATTCGATGACAGCCATGCGCCGTTACGTTTCGCGCGCCGATGCGCTCCGCGGACACCGCGAATTTATCAAGATCCTGCAGCAAGCTCCTGCAGAGGGAAGCAGAAAATTTTGAACGGGGGAACAGATGAAAGTGAAATTTGACGTACACATTGATGGAACGCTACCGGATTGCCTGGAAATCGAAGCGCGCGACGAACAAAGCGCTATCAATCACGCCGTTGATTACATCATCGACCGGCTAACTTTCACCGTGAGAACACAGGAGGAACCTGGTGGATCAAATTGTGATCAAGTTAAACCGCGATCAGTTTGATGTGCTTTTACTTGCGCTCGGGTACGCCACCGGCGCCGCGGACAGGGACGGCAATCGGAAATTTTTCAATGCGTTCATGCGCATCACCAACGCCGTGAACCGCGACAACCCGAATTTCACGCCTTATGCGATCGAGGGAGAGGATGAGACTCCGCAACCTGGTTGAGTTTCTGTTAGCGCTCACTGGACTTTTGGCCGGCCTTTGAAGGAGGCACATGGAACAAGAGCAGTACGTCATTCGCATGAAGAACGGTTTTTACTTTGCCGGCATCGAGCAGCAGGGAGCGAAGCCGGCGAAGATTGTCACCATCACCGGACCTACCAACGCGGCCAAATTTCCAAGCAGGATGGCCGCTTTAGCACAAATGAATTTCGGTATTGAATTTGCCGGCGCCGCGATCCTTCGCTACGGCGCCGCTTCGATGGCCCTCGATGCACTCAAGAAGGGGCGGCCGCAATGAGCAGCGAAGTGCACGAGGTACGCATACCGCTCGATGAAGAAATGTTGCGCGATCTTCTGGCCGGCCAGGTTGTCACCGTTCCAGTTATCCGGCCAGATGGTAATGATTACGTGGTTCAGTTTGCGCTAAAAGATATTGGATGGGACCGCATCCAACGCGCGCTTGACGATGCCATGAGGCGCCGATGACGTGCGAGAAGTGCCAGGGGATTGGTTTAGTTCCCACCGCAACCGGCTCGATCGAGTGCGACTGTCAAACCCAGGCGCGCACCGCGGCGAGGCTGAAGCGCGCGCACATTCCCCGCGGTTTCGAGAACTCGAGTTTTTTTAACTTTCAAAAGACCGCAGAGACGGCGCGCGCGATCGGAACCGCTTGGAAATTTTGCGAGGAGTTTATACCCGGCAATTGCGGCCGGATCCGCGGACTGCTTTTCTCGGGCAGCGTGGGCGCCGGCAAGACGCATCTTGCAGTGGCCACGCTAAGGCAGCTCATAGGGAGTAAGGGAATCGACGGGTATTTTGTGGACGTGCACGAACTGTTAGACCGTTTGCGCTCGAGCTACGACACCGACAACAGCGATACCCAGGCCGGCATCTTGCGGCCGATCATGACGGCGGACCTGGTTGTGATTGATGAGCTCGGAGCGGAACGGCCAACAGACTGGAGCTTTGAAACTCTCGAGCTGGTAATCGGAGGCCTTTACAACAAAACCGTACCGGTCATCGTCACAACCAACCTCGAGAACCTGGGCCCCGGCGCCTCGAGAGCAACGAGCACTAATGAGTATCAACGGGTAATGAAGCAAGACACGCTTGGCGATCGCATCGGCGCCAGGATGTTTAGCCGGCTGCAGCAGATGTGCCTACCTGTCGAAATCAAAGGCCCTGATTGGAGGGCGAAAGGATGAGCAAGCGAAAGATGAGCACGGACGAGTTTAACCAGGTGATCGGAGAACGATTGCGCACCATGAGAGAGGGCGCCGGCTTGACCCAGGAACAAATGGCCGAGCGCTTGAAAGTCCACCCCAACACGGTTTCAAACTACGAGCGCGGCTTCGGAGTGATGACCGTTCTGTTTTTGCGCGCTTGTCACGTCACCGGCAACGATGCCGGCAAGATGATGGCCTCTATCTGGCAACACAACCGAAAGCATGGACCGCTATGAACGCAGACGAATTGGAAAAAATGGGTAAGCAACTAGCTAATGAGCTATTCGACCGAATACGCTCCATGCAAATCCCCGCGTCACACATGATGCTGGTCATCAAGTGTTTCGAGGAGCGCTGGATAACGATCCGGCAAGAACACGTGAGGAAAGCGGCGGGGATTTAGCCATGGATGATGAGCGCGGCGTTTGTTTTGTGTGCGGGTGTACGGACTCTTCGCCTTGTACAGTGGCCACCGCGCGCGGCGTAAGGCCTTGCGCCTGGGCCAACCTCGAGCGAACGCTATGTGATCACCCCGATTGCATGGAAGAGGCCCTAGCCTGTCCTCTGTGCGGAATCTCGATTGAGGCTCACACCCCACTGATGGAGGCCGCCTGTTTGCTCCGCGAACGCCGCGGCGAACCGGGAGCCCATTGGATTAACGCGCACATCGAGAGCATAATGCGCGGGTATGGGTGAGAAGGAGGCGCCCGATCGACGAGAAAATCACAAAAAATCATCTCCGTAATTTGAAGACTCGATTTTGAGAACGCGGCGCCCCAGGGAGTTGGGCGCCGTTTTTTCGTGGATTCCGCGCGAGATCCGCGCACGAAAAAGCCGACCCAGGAAGGCCGGCTCATTCGCTCCAAAAATTTACGGGGGTGGGGTCATTTGGTTGGGAGTTTCTTGCCGGAAACCTGAGCAACCGGTACCACGGAAGGCACCCGCCCCCTAAGAAAAGATATTTACACGTAAGCCCTTCCGGCGCAAGACTCTATATGCCGGAAACTTGAAAACCAATGTACACAAGTCAGCAACACATCCCGCCCACACAAGCAGCTCGAGGGATAGCTGTATTCCGGTTGCGCCTCTGCATGGTGGACTTCATCCCAGGGGTGAGCGATCGCATACAGGATGAGCAAAATTTGTCCCGTCGCTCAACAAACAGGACTAACGGCTTAACTCCAGCAAAGTAAGGCACATAGGTAGATGGCCATGTCGCCGCCTGATGTGACCCAACGGGGATGGAGAAAACTATGCGGTTAAGGGTTCCCCGCTGAAGTAGCTTCTCAGCGGCTTTCCAGGCAACGACTGCCCGAGTGCAGATGTGACGACTTGCGACCTGGTACGAATGGCAGAGAAAGAACCCACAAGGCGAAGCATTGGTTTGGCGGTTTTTCCTTATAGGTTTTTCGGCGTGGGATGCTTTTGAGGCTTCCATGAGCGCTGGGCGAGGAAAGAAACCGCTTTGGTTTCTCTCCCCGCGCCCCTCTCTTCCCGCTTCCGATCGCCACCGTTTCTCTTATCTGCTAGAAACGGGGAAAGTCGTACTATGGTTCAAATTCGGATCAAGGGTTTGACTCGAGCGCGCGCAGCTTTTCAACGGCCGCGGCAATTATGAACGCCGTGCGATTGTTAAAGCCGGCCGGCCGCATGGCCTTGTCGATGCGCGCCAGGGTGCTTTTCGGCACATTGACGGTAATGGTTTGGAGCTCATGACCATCCTCGGCCGCGGCGCCATTCGAGGCGGAGCGGATAAACTTTTCCGCTTTGGAATCGCTGGACTTCAGTACCTTGGATTTGGGACGTGTGGCAATCATTTATGCGCTTTTCCTTTCAAGCATGGAGTTTGGAAATACAAAGGCTAAGACCCGCTCAAAATCGACTCGAGCAGGGTCCCCAGGGTGAAGGAGCTCTAAGACGCTAGAACCCTGCGCCGCGGCGTTTGGATAGGCCTTGCGGCGCACCAGAGGATAGGGGCATACTTCGACCCCTTCCACGTCACGGAGCGCGCCTAGAGCCTCTAGGTTGTCTTTTCCGGTAGGATCCGCACCGTTGAGAACCGCCAGGGCAGCCAGATCCTCATTGACTTCCCGAGCTTCCCGAACCAGCTCCGCCGTCGAATCGACGCCCCACAGGTCAAAGGAGCGCGGCGCCGCGGGGATTACTACGAGATCCGAAACTGTGAGCGCGGCGCGCAGACTTCCGGTATCGCGGCCGCCCACGTCGATAACAATGTGACCGTATTTGTCATGGAGTTGCCGCACCTGGGTGCGGATAGCGGCGCCGTGGAGCGCAACCGCGGTATACCCAGGACTCGCCCCGTCTCGAGCGGCCGAGCGGAGCTCTGTAAAGGCGATCGCATGGCCCTGTTCGTCGCCGTCGATCAAAAGCACATCGGCGCCGGCCGCGGCCAGGCCAATCACCAGGTTGATGGCGAAGGTTGTTTTCCCTACCCCGCCTTTGGTAGAACCAACTGTGATAACCATTCAGTACCCTCGAGCTTTCATGAGATAAGGGTACAGACTAGCCCCGGCCAATGCAATACCTAGGTTGTATACAGGTTTGATCCCATGAGCAGCCAAACCACGACGACGAGTATCACCATGACCGTGATTGATTTCATTCAATCGGATTTGGATTACCACACCCGCACCGACGCGACCGTAAACCCTCGAGCTTCCGAGCTCATAGCGCCCTATTCAGACGGCGCCCAGGTCAGCCCCATGACCTTTGTTAATTACTACAAAACCGACATGGGCGGAGGCTTGGCCGCGAAAGACTTTCCGTTTACGCTCAACCAGGACGGCAGCCCGATGTATTTCGGAATGGATTGGCTGCTAGTGTTTCGCGCGGATATGTGGCCAAAGATCGCGCGCCTCGAGCTTGACGATAAGGTAATGTGTGCCGACGCCACGCACAGCACCACCGTGCCGGCCGAGCAGATGAATGAATCCCACCAGTGGAACGCCGACACCCAGGAGTGGCAATACGACCCGGACGGCCAGGGATGGCAGGGAATTGGATTCAAGCCGGCGCCGATGCTCCTCTCGAGCAACGGCCAGGTGCAGGTAAACGACATAAGATTTCGATGGTATTGGAACGGCAAACATGGGACGGCCGGCCGGTGGAGCTCATTGCAGATGAGCCAGAACGCGGAACTCTACAACTTGCCGGCCAGGTTCCAAAATTTACCCTTGATTGCGGAGAAATGGGCGGGACCGCTCCGCCATCCTCAGATTCAAACCGAGGGGAAATTGCCGGCAGGACTCGCCGCGGATTGGCACGCTTTCAGCCTCTACCGCGGCCGCCTCATACAAGCAACGGCGCCGATCCCCATAGAGCTCCCATGGGCGCCGGCGCCGTCATTCAGAGTGAAAAGTTAGTAGCCCTTCGACCCAGGCCTGTACACGTTCAAAGCGTTTGAGATCCGTAGCGCCATGGTGTGAGACACGGCGTTACAGATGAACTCGGAACCCCTCATGACGGTTTTTTGAACGGCCACAAATTTAGGGATTTCGCGCGCGATCGGTGGAGAATTGGCACCCATTTAGAAAACCTCTCAGAGAGCAAGCATAGTTAGAATTGTGAACAGCCAAGCGACCAGGAAACCGGCCGCGAACGCTACTAAACCTCTGAGGATGCGCCGCGGCGCCGGCCAGGAGCTAGGCGCATCCGTGAGGATAGATTCGAACAGGTAAGGCTTATTCATCTTCGCCCTGTTCTTTCAGAACGCGGCCGGCAATTTGCACGATCGCATTAAGATCGCTCAGGTTTACATATTTGCCCAGGCGCGCCTCATTGATTTGAGACAGCTTTTCAAGCACGAGCGCGCGCACTATCGCAATTTGATGGAGCGTGAGTTTTTCCATAGCTTCCCCTTTACATGCAATCGCAATGTTGCCCGAATCTGATGTGATGGATTTCGCAAACGACCGGCAGAACCGCGGCGCCGGCGCCCTCAAACACTGAGGGATTTCGCAAATAGGCGCCGATAATCGCGCTTTCCGGTATCTGAGGATTGCGCAAGTAGCGCTCGATGATGGCATCGAGCGTATGTATCGCCTCTTCATATCCCCCGAACGGATCCGCGAAGGTTGTATGTTCTGTATCAATGGCGCCGTTAGTAAACAGCGGCGCCGCCTCGAGCTCATCTTCGTTGAGGCGGAAAGCGGATCCGTAGGCCTCAACTTTCAACCAGGACGTTGTAATCAATTGGCACCATCCCGCGCGAACAATTCCAGGGCGCCGGCATAACGCGGATCCCCTGGGAAAATGGATTCATGTTGCAGCTTCATATCTCCGCGCATGATGGAAACATGCCCGTAGAGAGTGAGCTCCGCGATATAGGTACGGCCATCGTCCCCGTCAACGATGCGCGCCATTTTCGCAAAGGCTAGTTTTTTTGCGGCGCCGTCTGTAGTGCGTACCGCGCGCTCACCGCGCTTTGGATCCCGCTCGATTTCAAACCGAGCAGTGACGCGCTTTTGTCCACTTGGCCAATCAGGAATGATGGCCACCATTCGAGGATTACTGTATTTCGTTTCCATTTAGTTCCCTTCCGTTTGAGATTTGGCTACCGAGATCCCAGGAGCCCCTGGGATTTCGCTCCCGCCGCGGAGCTCATCAGCCGGCAATGATGGAGCGCAACCGCGCGCGCTCCCGAAAATACTCGAAACTCCCAGGAGTCCACTCCGCGGCCGCGGCGTTATGTATCTCGAGCTCGCGAAAGGTATCCTCTAGCGCGTCCGCGGCCTCTATGGCGCGCTCGAAAGCAGTTTTAAGGTCAAAGGTTGCCACGAGCGCGCGCGCATCCTCAAAGCGCTCCAGGTTGCGGATTTCGCGCTGACATTGTGCAATCAGACTTTCAAGCGCATGTTTAGCTGGCAGTTTGTCAATTTGCATGGGTGAAATTTCCTCTCAATTTTGGAACAGATTGGACTGATGGGAGCTCATGAAAGCGAAGCCGGCGCCGTGATTCTTCCCGCCGCAGTGGCACTCACAATTTGGACCGCGCGCGCTCATGCACTGCCCGTTGCACGCATGGTTAGAGGGATTAGCGCTGTACTCTATCGCGCGCTCAACTGGATGAACGGCGCCGCAGAGCTCACACGTTCCAAACTGATACAGGTTGCCCGAGCGGCGAATCTTTTCCGCTTGCAGGATTGGCCGGCCGATTAAGAGCTCGAGCTCCGGCCGCGGCCGCCATGCACAATGCAATAGGCGCGCCGCGGAGCTCGAGCAATTGCCATAGTAGCGGAGCTCAGTTTTCACGCGGCCACCTCTGCGGATCCCTCGAGCTCCACTGATGCGGCCGAGCGGCCAAGAATGTAATCGGCCGCCTTCTGTGCACGTTGCGCGGCCATTACCGCGATTTTCGGATCACTCTGCAATTTCGAAATCCACGATTGCAGGTAAGCTACAGAGTTTGATTCTGTATACTCATTCGAAATTCCGCATTCCGCGCAGAGGAAAGCCGCGGTAAATTCCGCGCATAGCTCCTCTTTCGAGTACAGGTGATCGCCAAAAAAATTGGCCATTCCATCTTTGCGATCACACCTGGATGTGTGTCCGGTAGAATGGCCGGCCTCATGGAAAAACGTTGTGTAATATCCCTCTGGTTTAAAGAATGTCCGCGGATCCGGCATCACAATTTTGTCCGCTGACGGGGAGTAAAACGCCTCCGCCCCATGGTGTTCCAGGTGCGGAGCATTGGAGCTCGAGAGAAAATCACTTTTGATTTTTTCCGCGGAGTCGATCGGATTGAATGCCGGCAAGTCTAGCGGGAGCTCGAGCGGTAACCCCTCAATTTGCTCCACGTTGAAAACCGTGTATTGACGGATCAAAACTGAGGTATCAAATTTGCCAGTTTCGGCATTCCGTTCTTTGTCGAATTTCCAAAAAACTACCGGAAAACCATGTTCGCCTTTGCGTACATGGGCGCCACGCTCGGCCGCTTGCTTGTACGTCATCCAGGAGTTAGAAGAGTATGGCGCGCAAGTGAGCAACCAGATATTTATGCCGCGGTACTGCTTTCCGCTTGCATGGTTGATCGGAAGCGAACCTCCGCGCGCGCGTGCTTTCCAAGGTTGGCGCCATGGGATTTTTCCCGCTTGCATGGCTTCAACTAAGCGATCGGTAACAGTTTGGTAGACGTTCATAATGCAAACCCCTCTCTGGTTTGGCATGGGGGAAAATCCCCCATAGTTTTGGGTTTAAGCAACTAACATGAGCTCTGTTTCCAGTTTCATCAGAGACTCGCGGACATTGTTATTTGACTCTTTTACGATGCGCGCGAAATTTGGTTTTTCCGCGGCCGCGGGAGCATTCTCGAGCCAAATTCTCTCGAGTAATGCGGCCGCATCAGCGGCCATTCCATAGCTAGAAAATTCAATCTGCTTTGTCCGCGATAGAAAGCGATCGGCCAACCTGGATGTATCGTTTGCCGTGAAAATCCAAATCGTATTTGGGCAGGGCGCCGTGCCATCGAGTTTGGAAAGCAAGAACAATTGTGCCGCGGAGCTCATTTGGTCCGCTTCATCAACTAAAACCAGGTGCATCTTGCGGCCGGCCATGGGTACATAGTTGCAGGTGCGTGAAATCCGCTCGAGTGTAGCCAAATCGCAAGATTGCGATGGAACATGGTGGAGCTCCGCGGGAATCATTTCCGCAAGCGCGCGCGCCATGGTTGTCTTACCCGTTCCACTAGGACCAATGAAAAGCCAAGCGGATTCGAATGGACGCGCAGCCAATTTGGCGCATAGTGCTTTGGGTTTGGAGAGTCCAACGAAACCATCTATCGAATGCGGCCGATAGCGCTCCGTCAATGAAACAGGAAATTCTAGATTTGATTGTTCTGCGGTTTGGTTTCCAAGTAGGTCAATCATTTTCTCGAGCTCCGTTTTCTGAGGTATGGTCGAAACCATGGTTTAGCGAATGCGCAACGTTTCCCAGGTGGAGTAAAGCGCGATTGCAACTAGAGTGATTGGCAGAATGTAAAAGATGCTTTCCATTTTCTCGAGCTCCGTTTTCTGAGGTATGGTCGAAACCATCATTGAAACTATGTATAACCTAGTTGCAACCTAGTTAGATTGTCAATAGGGTAACACAAAGTAATTTCGCCCCAGGTGCAAACCTATTTAATTCAAAGCGCGGATCACCTGGCAAATTGGCCGCGGATCCCCTGCAATTGTCAATAGACGGCGCGCGGATCCCATGGCCGGCCGCGGATCCCATGCGAATCGGCCGCGGATCACCCG